GGGTTGTATTGTGGTGGACGCTTCATTGATACCGGAGTGCCAGCACCACCAGTTGACGCATCGATGTCATTAACGAGCTGCTTTGAAACAGTATTCATTAACACGGTTGAGGATTCAAACCCCTTAATGAAGCTCTTTAAAAGCTTGTCATTAATATTACTTTGAAAATTATTAGCCATGATAGTTCCTTACTTAAATTATTTCATACCCAGGGTATTTCTTGTCGAAATCATCTTTTTCAACATACCCACCACCACCACCTACATCTGGAATGGGGTCGGGCGCGCCAGATACTTTAGGAGTTTGCGATAAAACTTTTGGCTTAATCTCGTTGGCAATGCGTATACCGGCAGATACAGGATCTAATGCTAGTATTTCATGCATTTCAGCAGGGTTATCATTTAGATAAACCGCTATCTTGGCACCGTTAACATCGTTTATTAAGTACGAACCTAACTCGTTACCAAGGCCAGCTTGCTTAAGCGCTTGTTCAGCAATTAATAGCTTGTCAAAATCTACACCATCGCGTGTTGCGTTTGCTGCGTATTTATCAATTACCACTTGATGCTTTGCGTTTAAGTCTTGCTGCTTACTCGCTTGTTGTTGGGTTTCAAACTGAGACTTTGCAGCACCTTGAGCAGTTTGCGTATTAAACGCTTGGCTGTCAGTGTGGTATTTCCGCATAGACTCTTCGTCATAAATATCATCAGGCAATACGGGAGCAGTTAACGCTTGCTCGGTTTGAGACGCTGGAGCTTGAATTGATTGCTGAGCTTTATATTGTGCTAACTCTTCAATCGCATCGTCTGCTCGTTTAGTCTCTTTATATCGTTTTGCCGTTAAATCATTTATGCGATTTTGAACGCCCGTTGATTTTTGTTCGTGTGTTTCTTCACTAGCAGGGGATGACGCTGCGATAATTTCAGGCTTGGTTAATTCTGTTACCACTGGTTTATCACTTGTGGTCTTAGGCATAACAACACCTTCGTTATTTTCATCTGACATATTCTTCACCCTTTGGCGTATTTAAGCATTGACTTTAGGTGTCAAAGGAAACCTTTTGGTTATTATAACTAATTTCTAGTCAAAAATACAACTTGGTTAATTACGCTAAATTTTAGGCAATAAAAATCCACTCGTTAAAGTGCCTTGATAATGGGTTTACTTATAAATCAACCTTCACAATATTGTGAATATTTATCGTAGGCACCATACCAAAAGGTAACCCTCTTGTATGCTAAAGGGTTTCGCTTTGGGTCGTCTAATATTTTAAACGTCCAATGTAAGGACATAGCTTTGCAATACCCTGAAAACTCTGCACAAGATAGGTTGTGCGCTATTCTCTTGATGTTGTTGCTGCACTCTTTCATAAGTCACCTTTACCCTAACTCGTCAATAGCAATGTCGGCGAGTTTATCTAGTGCAAGCTTTTCTATTCCCAGATAAGCATCCTTATTAACAAGTACATACTCCCGCCTCACATCACCATTAGTATTGCAGTCCTGAATAATAACACCGTCTTTTTCTGCTTCGTTGAATATATCGGCGCGACCTTTTTTAGATAGTGCGCTTAGGTTGTATGTTTTCATTTAAAGCTCTCCACTGCCGAATCCATATACACATTAGACTTGGGTTTTGACTTGGTAATCTTCTTAGTTACTTTGTAATCAGTGGTGAGTATAAAGTCAGGGTATGGGGTTGTATCTAGTTCGCTCAGTCTCACTATTGATCTCTTAGTTTCTACCTCTTCAACCTCATACCCTAAAGCATCAATCAAAGCTCTTAGTAGCTTCTCTGTGTTACTCATAACATGGCTTCCTTTATCTCTTCGGGCGACAATAATTCACAGTCAATAATAAATTCAGGCTTAATAATTATGCTTGGTGGCAGTAACCCTTCATTGACCTCCCGCCACCTCCTAAGAGCATAAGCCTCTAACCCTGTTTCAGATGATATCACCATAGTTCCAGATGGTTTTATTTCTATTTTCATGATAACCCCATAACCATATCAAACGCTTGCCACCATAAATCATCGCGTAATACTGGCTGTTGTGTGTTTAGTTTAACTGCTATTGCTATTGTTGATAGTTTCATGATTATTTATCCTTTGTTGGTATGTATTCAGTTAAGTACTTGTTAACCCTTTCATTGACTTGCCTTTCTATTTCTTTTTCTGTGGCGTCCATTATTCTATAAACAAGTTGATCAACGCATGGTTTAAACGTGTTACATACCATTGGTTGTGGTTTACTGTATATATCCCAATCACCGTGATACTTTTTAATCCAGCCACTAGTGAATGATTCAAAATCAACTCGGCCGTTTATGAGGTCAAAGTCTTTGTGATGAGCGTAATAGTAAAAAGAAGATCCAACCGCCTCTACTAGATTTTTGTGGTATTGATTACTCATGTTATTTACTCTTGATGAATTAGTTCACTCAATATAGTAAATAAACAGCCATGTGTCAAATGGCTACTGCAACAACTCTACGATTAAACCTTCTTCAATAATCTCGGTAATGATTAACTCCGAAGTAACACCGTCAATATTTAGGGTTATCCTGCCGTATACTTCATACATTTGATGGGGGTCTACCCATACTTGTTCGCATGGGAGTTTGTGGCCTTGTAGTTTGATTAGCCTTTCCATTATTTACGGTATATCAATTCGCTTTCAGGTACGTCTAAACTTTCCCAAGGCGGGGTTGCTCTGCGCTGTTCAGGTGTCCAACCTCTGCGCTTCTCTACATTTCTAGACTCAGCTTCACCGGCTAGCCTTTGGTATTTTTCCATAGGAGATAAACCCTCTAGTTTTTTAAAGTGACGCTCTGTCTTGCTATGCTCTTTAAATCCTTTTTCGTGCTTTTTGAATTGCCTTTCCGCTTTTTTATACTCTGACCTTATTTTTTTAGGGTCATCAATGGCGTCATTAACTAACTGCTTACCATAATAATCAAGGTCCTCCATGTTTTTATTTTTAATAAATGCGGCAGCACTTTGTAACCAGTTATTTCTACCTTTTGCCACGGTTTTTGGCATTACCCCGAATCGGTCCCTTATTTGATCACTATACTCGTACCAATCAGACAGCCCAGTTACACTAGATGGCTTGACATTACTTGACTTTGATATTTTATCTAGCTTTGCTAAGTACTCAGCAGTTCCATACTTTCCCATATCAAATAAAGCTGAAGAGGCTTGATATCTTTCACCGGTATACTTTCTAAGCTCATCATCCTTATTCGCCTTAAGGAAGTAACTTGCTGTGTCTGGACTTCCACCTCTAGCGAACCCCTCCTTACCTTGTATTGCATGTTGTAGCTCATGCAAGTTTATTGACTCAATATTATCTAGCCCCTTACCTGTTTCACTGCCACTCATGTCTACTTTTATTGCGTTTTTATTTGGCGAGTAAGATCCTCCACCAATAACGCCTGAATCAGAGACAGGTATCTCAATTGTTTCGGGATAGTTCTTATATAATTCAGGGTGATTTAATACAGCGCCTTGTGATGCAGAACCATAACCTTGCGCAATTTCAAGCCCTTCTGTATTTATACCTTCACCTTCGAAAGGGTCAAAACGGTCACTTATTTCAAACTTCCAATCACCTTTATCATTGGCCCAACCTGTTTCTTTCCATATTTTATCCCTATCAGCGCCGGTATCCTCAAGTATTTTAGCCTTGCGTAGTGCACCTAAGTCAGCATTCTTAGCAAGTACACCTGCAAATATAGCCATATCACCAAGCACAGGAATAGCGCCAGCACCAGACAAGGCAGCGCCAACGTAATCACCCTTAGCTAATGCCCTGCCAAACTCATCACCAGCCGCAGCATCACCAACACCAGGAAGGAATTCACCAATAGCAGCAACATTGCGCCCTATCCTTTGCGCTCCGTAGTTGTCAGATATTAAACCCGAGCTTGTTAGCGCATCACCAATACCACGGCCAAACTTTTCAACTAGTGTTGGTTCGTATGGCGCTGCTATGTTCTCTACTGGTTGTAATATATCTGACTTGCCTTCGATGGCTCGCTGTGCATATTTACGGCGTAGGAATGAGCGTATATCATCGACCGACATTCCATCAGGGAATTGAGCTTGCCCAACCCCTTTGATGTTAACGACTGGCATTAGGCAAAGTCTCCGGTAGCAGGATCAAACACTAACATATTGTTTTGCAACTCAGCGTTTAAGTCCTTTCCTGCCTTACCTTCAATTTCAAGAAGTTTAAGCGCATTCTTGGTTGTCTTATCATTAGCATCATCGTCAAGCTTTTGTTGTCCTTGCTCAATATTCCTAGACTTGGCTAATATATCGACTTGTAATTTCTTCGCGTCACCTTCTGATTTTTCCTCAAGTTGTGCGATTTTAATCTGATGCTCCATTGCTTTGTTTTGTTGAGTCATCTGCAATGTTTCTTCCTTCATGCGCTCAAGCATAACCATTGGATCTTCTTTCTGAGGTTGTTGCGCTGCTTGTTGTGCCTCTGCCAACTCTTCATCAGTCATTTGATCTTGTGGAATCATACCCGCTTGCAATAACTGCGCTCGCTTACGTGCTGCCATTTCATCAACTAATGGTGCATCGATAGCCTTAAGCATTAAATCACCACCAGTATTGACGATAGATGGGTCGATAGCTGCATAGTTAAGCATTGCAGATAAACCAGCCTCCATACGATTGGCAAAAGCAGGGCCAGCATCACAAGTGACTTTGTATTCACCTTTGTTCAGCGTGTTAACTCTTACCATTTTCTGAGTCTGGGTATCATAAACCTCATCATTTAATACAACCATTTCCTCTGTACCATCTTGCCCTAGAATCATGAACTGTTGTTTAGTATCATAAACAGGCGGGATTGTTTGCACTAATATTTCACACGTTCTTTTTATGCCAAGAATTAAGGCGTTTACCCGTTTACGGGTCGCGCCAGTACCTCTATCAATCTGCATCCTTAACGCATCTTCTGACATTCTAGCGGCAAACTGACCATTCATAGCGTTATTAGTCCCGCCCGTAACCTGCATACCAATGGCCATGTCATTAGCTAAGTTTGCAAGGTTCGGGTTTACTTGTGCGCCACCTATCTCTTGAACTCCTGCCGTCCATTCGGTATCAGGCGTAACAAATAAAAC